TTGTAGGAACTGATGGCCTACAAGTATAATTTGGTATATCAAACCAGAAAAACGGTTTCTTGGTGTCAATATTGACGCCAAGTGATCTACAATAGTTATCGTAGTCTTTCTCTTTATTCTTGTTTTTAACTTTTTGTTTTTTTTGTTTAACTATTTTAGTTGTTATTTTTATTTTCTTCTTTCTTTTTTCTTTTTAAAAGAATATACTTTTTCTTTTTTAGTCAAATCAAAATACTCAGCTTCTTCTTCTGCTTTTTTCTCAGCGTATGTCATTTTAAAAACTCTCATGTATGTTGCGTCTCTCGGATTAGGAGCGGACCAATCATCAATCAAGTTCTGTAGTTGATCTGGTGTAATAGACATATTACTAAAGTTTCTAGGTACTTTAATCATGTCTTCTTTCAAAGCGGAAAGGTAAGCGATTCTATTTGTGTAAGTTTCTTTATTCTTACTTTGATCTTTTTTAGTAACGTCTTTAAACTCGTTAAATAGTTGTTCTTTAGTGTATAAGTAACTCATATATTATGTCCTTTTGTTATTGTTAATAGTCTATATTGTATCAGGAATTGATTTAATTGTCAACCCCTTAAAAATCGTTGTTTTTACTAGGTTTTTGACCGCTGAGCGACCGCTGGATAGGTATATCGTCATTGATTCGATACTATATACCCCCATAAAAAGCACCATTATTGAAGAAATGGTCCTGCTAGTATTAATAACAACATTGTTGGTACTACAATTGATAGTGGCCAAAACTCCCAAAAGTCTTTCCACCCAAAGTCTTCTTGTTTCTTTTGGTTCTTTAAATCTTTTTTAATCTCTCTCATTAGATTGTTAATTGGTTCACCTTTTTGAAAGTTAGGAAACCCCATATCGTTTAACATACCAACTTGATTGTAAACTTCTGATAATTGTTTTTGTTTACTGTTATAGTAACTGTCTTCATTTGATACTCTTTCTATGACCTACTACGTTGTTTAAAATACTTGTATCAACCTTGATACATCTACCTCTTGCTCTTTAAGAGTGTTTGGATTTGTAAATATAACTTTAGATTCGTTTACTTTCATTCTATTTTTATCATCTACAATAACAGCGTCAGCTGTATTCTTTCTCCAATCGTGTGAGCTATATTCTATCATATAAGTTTTACCAATATAACTACCTGAAGACATAGTATTGCCACTGGAATTATAGTTCTAATCAATTCCATTGTGTGATTGTATTCATCTAGTTTTCTTTCTAATTTATTTCTTTTATTATTCATTTTAATTATAACCTCTCAAATATAATGGTCCTGTCCATTGAATAGAATAACCAGCTTCTAGTACATTACCTCTAGCTCTATTCTTTGCTGGAGCTCTCCAACTAGATGCTTTAAGTATATCACCCATTTTAAATCTACCATCGTCTTGTTTAACAACAAAAAGCTTTTACACTACCGTTATTAGTCACTTTGATAAACTTTTGACCAACGATAGTTTTAAAACCATCTTTGTATTCGTTAAACATTCTTTCATTAGTATTGCCTTTACTATAATCAACAACCATGGCGTCAATCATTTTACCGATACCAGCTAATAGTGTTTCTGATTTTTCTTCTACTCTTATCATTACGCAACCTCCAACATTGACATAGGTACTCTGTATACTCTACCAGATAAATCAACTAAACATTTTGATTGCATGATTTTTGTAATCACACCTGGTGTCTTTTTAGTTTTCTGTACCACATTAACTTTCATACCAACTTTCATTACAGACTTAACTTTATTCTTAATAATATCAGCAATTAAGTCTTTAGTGTTGTTTAAATCTTCAATACTCATTGAAAATAATTTATTATTAAAAGTGTTCATTTCTTTAATCATTACTTTGCCTCCGAATATAATTGTTGTGAAAATAATGACATTATAAAACTAGCAAAACCTGTACTCACTGCCGCAGCAAAATAACAAGTATTGATTTGTTTCTAACGAACCAACTGCTGCTACCATAGCGAGAGTACCGAGTATTGCGAAGAATACTGTCATATATTCATATACTGTTTTCATTTTGTTTTTTGTTTTTCATAGTGTTTTCTCCTTTTGTTATTTTTTATATATTGCGAAACTTGTTGCACCAGCTAAATGACAAAACGATTGTGGTCTGTCATATAAATCTGTAGTAATACCTCTGTATCTAAATCTAACTATTTTTTCATAACTTTCATGTAAGTTCTAAATTTACTTAATAGTTCAATTGGTATACCTTTAACAACAGATGTTTCTTTTTATCTGATCTATACTTGTTAGTTAAATCTAATATCTCTTGTTCTCTTAACTTGTTATATTTCTCAATGTCACTCATTGCGTTTTTAGATAGTGTAGTCATAGTGTTTTCTCCGTTGTTGTTATTTGATTTCTAACCAATCAAAATGTTGTTTAATTTGTAGTCGTTAATAATTTGTTAATAGCGTTTTTCATATTAATATCAATCATAGTTAATAGAGTATTATCAACTTCAATAACTTCTTTGATATTCTTATTCATTTTTTCTATTTGTTTATATGCGATATTTCTAACTATCGTCATATTATTTGTTTTTATGTTTTTGTTTATCATATACTAGCTAATATATCAGGATAAATAGAATAGTACAGTAATAAAATGGTTAAAAGGCAAAATAAATGGTAAAAAAACCCTTGCTATTAGTCAGTTTTTCAATTATTTTGTTCATGGTTTGTTCTTGTTCAATAAAATCGTGTAAAATTACGCCAAATTATGAAGAAATTGGCGATTCGGCGTTGAAAAATAGGGGCGACTTAACAGAAACGAATCTACAACACGCAATTGTGCGCTGTAAATACTCATATAAATAGAAGTATGGAAAAATATTGTTTAAATTGTGGACATGACTGTCACTGCGGTGGCGATTGTATGAAAAATTACGATGGCAATGGTGATATTAAGTGTTGTGGAAACTGTAGACATGATGAAGAAGAAAAAAAACAACAAATAATGAAGATTTATTTAATGGAGCATAAAAAAATGAGTAAAAATGAGACAGTTTAAGTTTTGGAACGAAAATGGTGATGAAAAAGAAGTTGAAAAAAATGAGTTTGAAGAAAGCTATCATAGCTGTTCAAGGTGATTTTTAAAGAAAGTGTCATTGGCGTTGAATATATTAGTAAAAGAGGCAAACAAATTAGTGATTCTGTTCAAATACCAGTAGGTAGAAAAATTAGACAGGCAATAATAATGGAAAAAAAGAAGGCAGCCCTCAAAGCGGCCAAAGAAGCAGGTAAATAATGGCAAAAATATCAAAAAGTTTTGTACCACACGAAAGAATGCCTAAAAAGACATCACAAGGCACAAGTAAAAGAGTAAAAAAATCATCAATGAACAAAAGTAAAAAAAGATCGTTACAAAGTTTACAACTCACAAGGTAAATAATGCCAGCATGTGTTAGATCAGGTTTAGATGTTCATGTAGGACACGCAAGTCCAACTCCCAATCCTTTTCATCAAACGGCATACACAGGTGGTTCGCTAAATGTATCAATAAACAGCGCTGCTTCAATAAGAGTAGGTGACGCCACATCTTGTGGAGATCCAGCGACAGCTGGCAGTTCAACAGTTAGAGTAAATAGTATCGCTATTCATAGAGTAGGTGACGGAACAGGTGGTCACGGTAGTTGGGTGCCTAATTCTGCTTCCACTGGAAGTTCTAACGTTTTTGCTGGTTAATAACGTATAAATATTGGTACTATGGCAGCATATGACGCATCATCTACAAACAAAAGTAAAAGAAGTAATAAAATCTATAAAGATTTAGATTTAAATTTTACTAGAAATCCAGTTACAAATGATGTAACTAGAATAGAAGATGTTGACGCTGTAAAAAGAAGTGTTAAAAATTTAGTTCAAACTAATTTTTATGAGAGACCATTTCATCCAGAGTTGGGTTGTGGTATTAGAGAATTACTTTTTGAAAATTATACACCGATTATTGGTATATTTTTAAAAAGAAAGATAGCTGAGGTTATCAATAGATATGAACCAAGAGTATCTTTACAGGATATTTCTTTAGATGATGATCCGGATAGAAATAGATTAAAGCTTTCTCTTTATTTTTATGTTCAGAATATATCTGATCCGGTAGTAGTAGAAACATTTTTACAAAGGTTAAGATAAAATGGCAAGTAACAAATTAACAGTTTCAGATTTAGATTTTGATTCAATAAAAACAAATTTAAAAACGTTTTTACAATCACAATCAGAATTTCAGGATTATAATTTTGAAGGATCTGGTTTTGCCATTCTTTTAGATTTATTAGCATACAATACACACTACCTAGGTTTCAATGCTAACATGTTGGCAAATGAAATGTACTTAGACAGTGCTGACATTAGAAAAAATATAGTATCGCTTGCTAAGATGTTAGGTTATACTCCTACATCAGCAAAATCTCCTACAGCTAGTTTAAATATTTTAATTAATAATGCTTCAGGCGCTTCAGTTACAATGTCTAAAGGAACAATTTTCACATCTAGTATAAATGGAAACTCTTATCAATTTGTTACAAACCAAATTCACACTTTAACACCTTTAAATGGTGTTTATCAATTTTCAAATATTCCTGTTTATGAAGGTACATTAACCACTTTTAAATACACAGTTAATACTTCCGATCCTGATCAGAGATTTATTATACCTAGTGCTAACGCAGATACAACAACTTTAAAAGTTCAAGTTCAAAATTCATCAGGCGATACAACAACATCAACCTATAGTTTAGCAACAAGTATTACAAGTTTAGATTCAACAAGTAGAGTTTATTTTTTACAAGAAGTCGAAGATGGTAAATTTGAGATTTATTTTGGTGATGGTGTTATTGGTAAATCTTTATCAGATGGTAATATTGTAATAATGGAATATATTGTTACAAATAAAACAGAATCAAATGGTGCTTCTAACTTTGCTTTATCAGGTTCAATTGAAACCTTTTTCAGATGTTTCAATCACAGCAGCTTCAGTTGCTCAAGGTGGAGCTGAACCACAAACAAAAGAATCAATCAGATATAATGCTCCTTTACAATACTCATCACAAGACAGAGCGGTCACTACAGGTGATTATGAAACAAAAGTATTAGAGTTATATCCAAATGCTCAATCAGTTTCAGCATGGGGTGGTGAAGATGATGAAACGCCAGTTTATGGTGTTGTAAAAATTGCTATTAAGGCAGCTTCAGGTTCTACTTTGACAGACGCTACAAAAAAAGTATTGTATCTCAATTAAGAAAATACAATGTTGCTTCTGTTAGACCAGTAATTGTTGATCCAGAAACAACTTCTATTATTTTAACTTCAAATATAAAGTATGATGAAAAGGCAACAACAAAAAATACTAATACTTTAAAATCGGAAATTACCACAGCAATTTCAAATTACAATACAAACACATTACAAAAATTTGATGGTGTGTTTAGACATTCAAAAGTTACAGGTTTAATTGATGATGTTGATAATAGTATCTTGTCTAACGTAACAAGTTTATTAGTTAGAAAAACATTTACACCAACAATAAGTTCATCAACAAGATATGATATATATTTTAGAAATGGTATATTCAACCCACATGCTGGCCACAAGTCAGGTACTGGTGGTGTAATTACTACATCAGGTTTTAAAGTACCAAATGATGAAAAGATTTATTTCCTTGATGATGATGGTAATGGTAATATAAGAAGATATTATTTTGTGGGTGCTGTAAGAACATATGTTAATACAACACAAGGAACAGTCAATTACACTACAGGTCAAATCACTATTAATTCATTAACAGTTGCATCAGTAGAAAATATAAGAGGAGCTTCATCTACTATTATTGAAGTAACTGTTGAGCCAGCTTCATATGACATTGTTCCTGTAAGAGATCAGATTATAGAAATTGACACAGCAAACTCGACAATCACAGTAGAAGCAGATACATTTGTTGGTGGTTCGGCTGATGCTGGTGTAGGTTATACAACAACATCTAACTACTAATGGCAACATTTAAAGACAAAATATCGCAACTGATTAATAGTCAGGCTCCAGAGTTCGTTGTTGAACAACACCCTAAATTTTTAGAATTTGTAAAATCATATTACACTTTTATGGAATCTGCCGAGTTAGATGTAACTTCGGTTCAAACAACAGATGGTATTCAATTAGAAACAGAAACGGCACAAAATAATACTTTAGTATTAGATGGTTCTCGTATTGATTCCGATAGAACACAATTAGACGCTAATGATAAAATTATTTTAGAGAGTTCTACTTTTGGTAAATTTACAAGAGATGAAACAATCACAGGTCAAACTTCAGGTGCTATATCAACAGTTCTTACTGAAGATTTAAATAGTGGCCGTTTATTCATATCAGCACAAGACAAATTTATAATAGGTGAAACAGTTTTAGGTACTTCTTCAAATGCTAGTGCTATTATTAATAATTACAAACCAAATCCTGTTACCAATATACAAGAGTTATTAAACTTTAGAGATCCTGATAAAGTAATATCTAATTTCTTAACAAAGTTTAGAACAGAGTTTTTAAATACATTACCTGAAAATCTAAATTCAAATGTTAGTAAAAGAAGTTTAATTAAAAATATCAAGTCTGTTTACAGAGCAAAAGGTACAAATAGGGGCCACGAATTATTTTTCAAATTATTATTTAATGAAAATTCTGAAACAATCTATCCAAGAGAAAATATTTTAAGATCGTCTGACGGTAATTTTGACACTCAATTAATAATGAGGGCTATACAATCAAATATTCAAATTTCTACAGGTGATACGACTAGTTTAGTTGGTCGAACAATTACTGGCGAAACTTCAGGTGCTACAGCTATTATTGAAAATGTATTTAAATTTCAAATTGGAGAAAATGAAGTAACTGAATTTATTTTAAATGAAGATACAATATCTGGTACTTTTCAAACAAGTGAAATTATTAGAGGTACAAAAACAGATGAAGATGATATTTTTATTAAGGCTACTGTTACGGGTATTCCTAATTCAATAACATTAACAAATGATGGTACTTTATATACCGAAGGAGAAACTGTTAATTTTGTAGGTGGCGGAACAGGAGCTATTATAAATGTTGACGCTATCGGTAGAGGCAGTTTAACAAATTTTTATGTTGATGAAGGTGGTTCTGGTTATGAAATTAATGATGATATTGTATTTAATAATACAGATACAGGTGGTGGTTCAGCAAGAGCAAAAGTTTCAGTTGTAAATGGTGGTATTGCTCCTGAGGCAAATACAACTGGTATGGACGCAACAGATCATATCGTATTAGAAGATGAAACTGTAAGAGGTGATATTTACACAGGTAATAAAATTGTACAAGAAAGTGGCTCAGGTTCAGGTGATATTACAGATATACGAATTATAAATGCTGGTTCAAACTATCAATCTTTACCTATTGTAACAGTTGATGATACAAACGGATCAGGTGCTACAGTATTTACTTATGGTTCAGAAATAGGAAGAGTCTTAGCATTAAAGATAGTAGAGTCAGGTGCTGAACATCAATTATCTCCTAGTCCGCCATCACTAACATTAAGAAAAAAGTTTTAGTATTAGATAAATCAGGAAACTTTTCAACTTCCGAAACCGTTACAGGTATTGCTTCAGATTCTACGGTAGTTACAGCAACAGTTATTTCATTTGATGCAGATAGGAATATTTTAACTTTAAGTAATTCTACTGGAATATTTGGTGAAGATACAACAATCACAGGTGATACAAGTGGAGTTACAGCCACCGTAAAAGTAACTGATTTAGCTACAGCAACAACAACAGTAGGAGCCACAGCAAATACAGCAGGTACTTTTTTAAATGAAGATGGTTTTATATCTGAAACTACAATGAAAATACAAGATAGTTTATACTATCAGGACTTTTCTTATGTTATTAAAGTTGGTCGAACAATTAATGACTGGCGAGATAGTTTTAAAAAGACAATGCACACAGGTGGTTTTTACTTTACAGGTCAAGTTAATATTCAAACACAGGTTGATGCTCAATTAAGAAGCTTTACAACAACCAATTCTGGTATTAGTTATGACGGTGTTCAATTAGTTCTTAATACTCTATTCTCAACAATCTTTGGTAGAAGATTAGGAACAACAACAGATGGTACAACATTAAGAATAAATCCAGAGTTGGGTGTTGATCCAGATTTTTCAGATTCTACGATTACACCTTTAAACAAAAATACAAGAGATTTAACACTAAATCAATCTATTACTATAAACCTACCAGAAATTAAAGAAAAAATTGCTATTAGAAGTAATACTACAAGATATGGTGTTCCTGTTGCAGGCCCTACATTTAAAAGTATTGGCAAACTTTCTTTAGGTTCTAACTTTGGTAATCAAACATCTATAGAAATACTAAATGCTTTAAGACTAGGTGGCACATTAAATAGTAATATTGATGGTGAGTTAAATAATTTAAGTGATTTTAACTTTAAATTAAAAACTAGTTTTGCTATACCCTCTGAAATATGGCACATATCTGGTGATACTTTTTGATGAAACTTTAACAACATTTGACCAGACAGATGTTAAATTTGATGTTGCATAAAAATGATTATAAATAGTAAAGAGAAATTAGTTATAACAGTAAATGGTCAGTTAATTTTTAAACAAGTACCTGAACCAAACGTTAAAATAACTGTTATAAAAAGAGTAGAAGAATAGAATGGCAAAACAAATAATTAACATAGGTACTACGGACAATGATGGAACAGGTTCTACCATTAGAGCTGGTGGTGATATAGTTAATGATAACTTTACAGAAATTTATAATTTTTTAGGAGGAAGTTCATTACCATCAACAGTACAAATAACTACAAGAACACCTGTAAATACAGGTCAAAGTGGCGATGTTGCTGGTTTGATTGTTGCCGATTCTTTATATATTTATGTTTGTATAGGAACATTTGATGGTTCTACGATAATTTGGAAAAGAATAACACTTGGATCTTATTAATTTATGTATAAATATAACAAAGAATAGAGAATTATGCCAGCAATTATAACAAACAAATTTAGAATACACAATCAGGAACAATTCGTTGAGTCTTTTACAGAAGCTTCACCAAATGTGTATTATATGGGTATTGGTAGATCACAAGCGTGGGCTACGTCCACAAGAGGCGACAGCCGTACTCAATACGAAGGCACAGATGCCTCTCCATTAACACCAGTCGATTCAGTATCACAAGAGTTTCATACATTTGATGATATTTTAGCGGCTAAAAAAGTTACAAGTTCAGATGTTTCGGTTGTTATTCCAAGAAGAAATTGGACTACAGGTACAGTATATGATTATTACAGACACGATTATGGTCATTATGTAACAGGTTCAACTTCAAGTGTAGTTACAGCAGATAGTGGTGTTACAGCTTTATATGACGCTACTTTTTATGTTTTGAATAGTAATAATAATGTTTACAAATGTTTAGACAATAATGATGGAGCTAACTCAACAGTAGAACCAACTGGTACATCAACATCAATATTATCAACAGCAGATGGTTATAAGTGGAAATATATGTACTCTTTATCTGCCGATCAACAAACAAATTTTTTATCAACAGATTTTATGGCCGTTGCAACAGACTCAACAGTGGCCGCTGCTAACACAGCCGGTGCTATTGATATTGTAAAAATCAAAACTGCTGGATCAGGTGGTACAGATGGTACTCATACTGGTATTGCTATTAAAGGTGATGGTTCAAGTGGTACAGTTTCAGTTACAGTTTCATCAGGAGTTGTAACAGCAGTAACAGTTACAGCAGGAGGAACAGGTTATACATTTGGTTACATAAGAAACGCTGATATAGTTTCAGCAGGTGCTACAAGTTTAACAGGTGCTGAATTAGATGTTATCATTGGTCCTAAAGGCGGCCACGGTGAAAATGCTTTAATAGAATTAGGTGGTTACTTTGTAATGTTAAACACTAACTTTGAAGCAGGCGAAACATCAAACTCTGGTGACTTTACAACAGCAAATGATTTTAGACGAGTTGCTTTAATGAGAGATATTGAATCAGGAAGTTCAGCTGCTACAGCAACAACATTAAGAGGAACAAAAGCAATTTTAGTAACAAGTCCATCTGGCGACTTTACTATTGATGAAGAAATCAATCAAGCAACAACTGGCGCAGTCGGTAAAGTTGTAGAATGGGATAGTTCAAATAATATTCTTTACTATATACAAACAAGATTTAATGATGAAGGTGTTGATAGTAACGGAAACTTAACAGCATTCTCTGGTACTAATACTATCACAGGACAAAGTTCAAGTGTTACAGCAACTCCATCAAGTTCAACAACAACAGTTGATAGTATTGTTTTTACCAGTGGTTATAATTCTGGTGAAATTGATGAAGATACTGGTGATGTACTATATATTGAGAATAGATCACCAATTACAAGAGCGGCCGATCAAACTGAAAATGTTAAACTCATCATAGAATTCTAATGATTTATTATGATAGACATTTATAAAATTGAAAATAATATTAATAAAAAGTTTATATAGGTCAAACTTGTAGAGGTTACAAAACAAGATTTGAACAACACATTAATGATTCTAAAAAATACAATTATGATTTATATAAAGCTTTTAAAAATATGGTTTGGGCAATTTTATGATAAACAAAATAAATGTATGTAAAACTCCAGAATTAGCTAAATTATTAGAAAGACATTATATAAAAAAATTTGATAGTTATAAAAATGGATATAATATGAATAAAGGTGATAAAGTTGTTTATAAACACAGTGAAGAAACAAAAAATAAAATGAGTTTATCTGCATTAGGTAGACCTAGTCCTAGAAAAGGTGTGAAATTAGATCAAAAAACAAAAGATAAAATGAGTTTATCTAAATTAGGTAAAGTAGTGTGGACAAAAAAATGGAAAGTAACCACTCCTAATGATAATACTGTTATAATATATAATTTAGCAGATTATTGTAGAAAAATAAATTAAATAGAGGTAATATGAGTTCATTAGCAAATAACAAAATATCATATTACAAAAATTATAATGTGAGGGAAATTAATGCCAAGTCCAACAGACTTTAACCTCTCGCCTTATTATGATGACTTTACAGAGTCGAAGAAGTTTCATAGAATACTTTTTAGACCGTCATTTGCAGTTCAAGCGAGAGAATTAACACAGTCACAAACGATCTTACAGAACCAAATCGAAAGAGTTGGCGATCACCTTTTCAAACAAGGTGCAATGATTATTCCTGGACAAGTATCTATTGATACAAGTTACTACGCTGTTAAATTAACAAGTTTAGCAAGTGGTAATACTCTAGCACAATTTACAAATGGAACAATCTTAACAGGTGGCACTTCAGGTGTTACAGCAGAGATTGTAAATACAGTAGCAACAGATGGTACTGATCCTGATACAATATTTGTTAAGTATAATAAAACAGGTACAGATAACACAAATCTAGTATTTACTGATAGCGAAACAATCACAGGTACAAATAGTGATGCTGTTTCTTTATCAGCTGTAGTAGATACATCAGCAACGGGTTCAGCTGCTGCTGTTCAATCTGGTACATATTATATTAATGGGTTCTTTGTACAAGTTGACACTTCAACTTTAATACTCGACAAATATACAAATACTCCATCATACAGAATAGGGTTTACAGTTACAGAATCTTTTGTAACTCCTAATGATGATGCAACACTAAACGACAACGCTGCTGGTTCATCAAACGTTAATGCTCCAGGCGCTCACAGATTTAAAATTTTATTAACATTAGCTAAAAAGACTTTAGCTTCAACCGAAGACGAAAACTTTTATGAAATCGCTAGAGTTGATAATGGTAATATAAAAAGTATTGTTAGAAATACTGAATATGCTGTATTAGAAGATACACTTGCTCGTAGAACATTTGACGAATCAGGTGATTATGTTTTAACTAATCCTGACTTTGATGTTAGAGAGCATTTAGTATCAGGTAACAATAGAGGAATATATACATCAGGAAATGGTGGTGACGCTACAAAATTAGCAGTAGGATTATCTCCGTTTAAAGCATATGTAAAAGGTTATGAGGCTGAAAGATTAGGAACAACTTTTGTTGATGTAGATAAAGCAAGAGATTTTGAAACAGCAAATAATCACAAAACAAGATTTAATGTAAAAAACTTTATTAATGTAAATAATGTTTATGGTTCGCCAGATGTTGGTTTCGTATCAGGTGATGTAGAAGCATTTAAAACAGTTAATCTATACGACACAGCGACAAGTGTAAGAGGTACAGAACAAAATACTGTGGGAACAACAGTACCACAAATTGGTCGTGCTAAATCTCGTGGATTTGAAACTGTATCTGCTACAGAAAGTTTAGACATCAACGCAACTTCTTCAATATACAGACATTACTTGTTTGATATTGAAATGTTTACACACTTAAACGCATTAGGTACAGCTTCTTATACAACAGGAGAAATTGTATCAGGTGCCACTTCAGCGGCTACTGGTGTAGTTCAAAGTATTACAGCGACTAAAAACACAGCAGTCACTTCTATTTCAGTTGCTAGTCCAGGTGTTGTTACTTTAACTGCACATGGTATTAATGATGGTCAACAAGTTTATTTAACAGGGGGTACTTGGCAAATAGATTCATCAGCAACAAGTGATGCTACCATTTATACTGCTAGAAATACAACAGCAAATACATTTGAATTATATGAATCAGATGGTACAACTGCTGTCAATGTAACTTCATTTAGTAGTGGTCCTACTTTAGAACATACTACAATTGTTGTTTCAAATGTAGAAGGAACATTTAGTGCTGGAGAAACTATAACAGGTCAAACTTCAAACGCTTCTTTAACTTTACAATCAAACGCTTTAGGATTCAATGCTGTAAGAACAAGAGATGTTACAGCAGTTAAACAAATCGGTATGGCGGGTACACCCACATACACAGCTGATACTGACTTAACATCAACATACGGTGACAACACGATAATTACTGGTAACGTTTCAATTGCTAATTCAGATGCTACTGTTTTAGGTAAAGGTACAAACTTTACAGTAGATTTAAAAATTGGTGATTCAATTTCATTTGTTAATGACGCCGGTGTTACAGTAACGGGTTTAGTTAAATATGTCGTATCACAAACAGAATTAGAATTAACAGCTAATGTGGGTGGTTCAGATGTTACGACTGCTTCAGTTTTAACTAGAAAAAGATCAAAATTAACAAATCCTGAAAACAATATATCAATATTTAATTAACCACACACTACAATTAAACTTTAAAACAACAGCAAACGGTGGCGCTTCAGATACAAGTTATAATGTAAGAAGACAATTTACAATTACATTAACATCAAACGGTGATGAAACAATTACTGCTGGTACAAATGAAACATTTGCTTCTTTTGCTGCTGATGATTTTTCAGCTACCATTATGACAACTGGCGCTGGTGGAACTGGTGCTGTTGGTGATGTATTAAATTTAGATGGAAATAACCACGAAGGCGATCCTATATTAGAATTAGGTGGTTCTCCTGTAGGGAAGACTTTAAAATTTGATTTAGGTGCTGATTTTCAAGGACATAATTAAAGATTTTAGCAACAGTTCAAAGAACAACAGTTTCGAACTCAAAAAGTAAAGCTTTAAACAGTGGATCAACAGTTGCTATTTCATCTCAATCAATTATTGAAAGTGGTGTAATTGGTTTAGGTAAAGCTGATATTTTTCAAATTAACAATGTTTATATGTCAGGTGGTTTTGGTGCTGCGGCAACTTCAGGTGATACAGACATTACAAGTCGTTTTGATTTAGACACAGGTCAAAGAGATAACTATTACGATATAGGAAGATTAAAATTAAAACCAGGTTCAATTAGACCAACAGGTCGATTACTTGTTGACTTTGATTTCTTCTCTCATGGTTCTGGTGACCATTTTGATATTGATTCATATTCAGGAGTTATTGATTATGAAAACATACCAAGTTACAAATCAGATACAACAGGTCAAACTTTTCAATTAAGAGATTGTTTAGACTTTAGACCAAGAGTTGATGACGCTACTACAATTAATTCAGGTTCCGTTGATAGAAGTTTTGATGGTTCAGGAGCTTCAACAGTTGATCCTGTGCAATTCAATTCAGATACTACAACAGATTTTGAATATTTCTTAAATAGAATAGATAAAATCTTTATTACAAGACAAGGTGAAATAAAAGTATTAAAAGGAGCTTCTGCTTTAAATCCTTTAGAGCCTGGTAATTTAGATGGCCATTTATTATTGGCAACTTTAACTATACCAAGTTATACTCTCAATACAGCTGATATTATTATAGACAAAGAAGATAATATTAGATTTACAATGAGAGATATTGGTAAACTAGAAAAAAGAATACAAAATATTGAATACTACACTCAACTTTCATTACTAGAAGCTGATGCTCAAAGTTTACAAATACAAGACGCTAATGGATTTGATAGATTCAAAAATGGTTTTGTAGTAGATAACTTTTCGGGTCACAATGTTGGTGATGTAGGAAATAATGATTACAAACTATCCATTGATAGAGCAAGAGGTGAGGCAAGAACACCTTTCAATGAAGATGTTATAGAATTAACCGAAGTTGATGATGACTTAACTTCTATATTAGCAGCTGATAGAACAGCAGCTAACTATTCTAAAACAGGTGACTTAATTACTTTACCTTATACAGAATCAATATACTTACAACAACCTTATGCTACTAAAACAGAAAACTTAAATCCATTTTTAGTATTTGATTGGATTGGTGATATAACTTTAAATCCACCAGTTGATGAATGGAAAGAAACAAGAGTTGCTCCTGAATTAGTTGTAAATGTAAATGGAACTTTTGATAATTTAGCTATTAATGCTGGATTAGATAATACAAATACAACAGAAATACCAGTTGGTACAGAATGGAATGAATGGCAAGATCAATGGTCAGGTAATCCTAGAACCAATAATAGATGGCAAGGAAATAGTTTAGTACAAACTACTAGTACAGATGTAGTACAAACAAGAGCTGGTGTTAGAACAACAATTGTTCCTCAAACAGTTAGACAAAGTTTAGGTAATAGAGTTATATCAGTTGCCTTTGTTCCATTTATTAGAAGTAGATCAATCACATTTACTGCTCAAGGAATGAGACCTAATACAAGAGTTTATCCATTCTTTGACAACATAGATATTTCAACATACATTACTCCAGATGGTGGTTCATTAGGTGGTAATATTGTAACAGATACAAATGGTTTTGTAACAGGAACATTTGCTATTCCTGATCCAAACGTAGATTCAAATCCAAGATGGAGAACAGGTAAAAGAGTATTCAGATTAACGGCTTCATCTACGAATAGTGAAGATAGAACAGCAGTTGCTACTTCAGGAGAATCCGATTATGACGCTAAAGGTTTATTAGAAACAACACAAGAGGCGATTGTTTCAACAAGAGAAGCAAGAACAGTTAGACAAACTGTGACAGCAACTTCATCAACTACAAGAACAGCAAGTAGAGTGATTGCTCAAAGAAACCAAGGTGGTGGTGGTGGTGGTCGTAACGGCGGCGGTCGTGATCCTTTGGCACAATCATTTATGATTGATGAAGAAGATGGTATGTTTATTACTTCTTTAGACGCTTTCTTTGCTACTAAATCAGATACCATTCCAGTAAGAGCAGAAATAAGAAATATGGTCAATGGTTATCCTGGACAAAAAGTTATTCCTTTTTTCTCAAAAAATATTTAAATCCAAGTTCAGTAAATACAAGCACAGATGGATCAACAGCAACAAGATTTACTTTGATAGTCCTGTTTATTTACAAGAAGGTATTGAATATTGTATAGTATTGTATTCAGACTCAACTGACTACACAGCTTACATAGCAAGACTAGGTGATAAAACAATTGATTCAGATAGAACAGTATCTAAACAACCAGCAAGTGGTGTATTATTTAAATCTGCTAACTATCGTACTTGGACACCAGAACAAATGGAAGACATGAAGTTTACTTTAAGAAAAGCAGTATTTGATACTTCTTCAACTGGTACTTTAACATTAGCAAATAAATCATTACCTGTAAAAACTTTAGACAGCAATCCAATTAGAACATTTAATGGTTCAGGTGTAATCAGAGTATTCCATAAAAATCATGGAATGCATTCTATAACAGACAATGTAATAATTGCTGGTATAGCTTCAGGTACTTACAATGGTATTGCTCACAGTGACATTAATGGAACATACACAAGTATTTCAAACATCACTTTAGACAGTTATGATGTTACAACTTCAGGTACAGCTACATCAACAGGTGATGTTGGTGGTTCAACTGTAACTGCTACACAAAATAGATTGTTTGATGTACTACAACCACAAATTGGTCATGTTGTACACCCAGCGACAAGTTTAACTTCTACTTTAAGAACAACAACTGGTAAATCAGTTCATGGTTCAGAAACAGCATTTAGTTTACAAGGTTCAACTGCTGCTGAAAATATTGTATTAGGAGATAACTATTATTTTAGTAATCCAAGATTAGTTGCTAGTGATATTAACCAAACAAATGAAATATCTGGTTCTAAATCAATTGTTATGAATTTAACAATGAGTTCAACAAATGCTAACTTATCGCCAGTGATAGATTTACAAAGAGTAAATGCTTTTGCGATTTCAAATAGATTAAATAATCCTGCAGTATCATTTACAGATACATTTACAGGAGATGGTTCAACTACAGCATTTACTTTATCAGGAACACCAACAAGTGTTCACTTACTATCCATTAAAAAAGATGGTAAAAAATTACAACCTGTTGATGACTTTACAGTTTCAGGAACAACTTTAACTTTAGATACTGCTCCAGCGAGTGGATCAAAAGTGATAGCAAAATTAACAAACACAGTTGATTACGAAGATGACACAGCCGTAGAAGGTGGTTCATCTGCTGGCGCTTACATTACTAAACCAATTAATCTGGCAAATGCTTCAACAGCATTAGATGTAAGATTAGCGGCTAGTGTAAGATCAACGTCTTCAATTAAATGTTACTACAGATTATCTGGTGGAGAAGAAACAAGAAGAATAGAAGATATTGCGTTTACTCCATTTAACACGGATGGTAGTTCAGACGTAACAGTTGATCCTTCAAATGGTGATGTAATATTAGATTTAGATTTCAAAGATTACAAATTCAGCAATAGTGGTTTACTTGAATTTACATCTTTTCAAATTAAAATTGTCTTTAATGGTTCAGTATCAGCTTTACCAGCAAGACTAAAAGACTTTAGAACAATAGCACTGGCAGTATAATGGCAAGATTAAAAGTAGAAGGATTTGAAAGTTTAGTAAGAGATACAAGATCAAATGGTATCATACACACAAACAAAACTGAATATTCATTATACATGAAAAGAGTACGAGATAGAGAAAAACAAGGTGATGAAATAAGAAACGCTGTAAAAGAAATAAATAGTTTAAAGAGTGAATTAAGAGAAATTAAAGATTTACTAAAAAGGTAACACAATAACATGGC